CAATGCCGCCATTGTTGTAGACATATATTATCCGTTTGTTATGTTTTCTCTAAAGACAAATGGTGCGTCCCATTCAACAAATGCACCGTCCGTCATTGGGTTAAGTGTATACGTTGGACAGGCTTCTGCAACCACGTTAAATGATACGTTATTGCCAAGCGTCACAACAGCACCAGAGCTAGGTGTTCCAATTAAAGGACGATGAATGTTTACCGTTGTTCCTGCGCTATCGGCTGTTACTTTGTAAACATAACCGCCAACTTGTATAAAGTCACCCGCCTTGTATGTGCCATTACTGCTCAACGTCAAGGTCTGCGTATTAGCCGTTGGAGTTGTAGCAAGCGTTGCAGATGTTGCCGTGCCTTGCATCTTTGTAAACCATTGCAGGTTAGTAGAACTAAAAGTAATGTTTGACGCTATCTGCCGGTCTGCATTATCAATTGCTTGGATGACTGCACGGACTTGCGGGTAATACAAATAATTGTGCGGCACAACAGTAAACACCCACGGAACAGAGGTCAGATATTGAGCAACCCGCAATTGACCTGAACGGCTAACCTGTTGACCTACCGTCCTGCGGTTGTTAACCGTCATGCTTGTTTGTATATCTACGATTGTTTGGAAACTCATGTTCTGCTCCGGTTATTCGATATAGACTTTGAAGCAAACTGGTTAGCAGACCAAACCGCCCTAGAGCTTCCGTAAATTCTATCTTCAAACGACTTGGTATCAATTGCGTCAATATAGTTGTTGGTGATGTTTGTAGTACCGCCTAATGCGCCGCCAATGTTGTTATTTGGAATTACTGTTCCCGAACGACTTGGCATAAATATTTCTGCGCCCGCTTCGCCTACGAGGTAAGGTGAATTACCAGAAACAGTACCACCATTAGCCCTTGTCATATCAACCGGAAAAGATAACGCACCTTCACCACCTGCAAGCGAACCAGACCCAATTGTTGTTGCGCCTCCAAAACCGCCACTAAAAGCACTTATAACTGCGCCGATGCCCATCCGTAAAAGTTGACTAGCTTGCATCTTTAACTCAATCTTAATTAAGTCTTTGATAACGCTTGTTGCAAAATCACCAAATGCAAATTTTCCATGTTCTACAAATTGGTCAATTGCGCTAGACATAGACCCAGTTATTGAGGCAAACATATCCTTGCCAAGCGTAGCGTAATTTTCTGAATCTTCTGCAAATTGTCTAAACGCTGTATTCCAACCAAAAGAAAAAGTCTGCTGCGCTTGGATAGATGATGTTTCTTGCGTTCTTGCTAACTCTACATACTTGTCGCTTAAGTCTTGCACGGCTTTTGCTTGTGCATCATATTCGGCAAGCACTTCAGCATTTGCACCACGACCTGCTGCTGCCTCACGTTTGCTTGCAATTTCTTCTAGCTTTTTACTTGTTGCGTTTAATACTTCGTTAACAGCTTCTTGCACCCTGCGCTCGTTGGCTGTCAATCCTACCAATTGATCTTTGATACGCAACATATTTAAAGAATGCTCACGCTCACGCCCATATTCATCAGATAGCTTTTGCGCCTCTGCAAGCATAAGAGCCATCTTTTTAAGCTCTGCCTCTCCTGCTTTGTCTGCTGTAATCATTTGCGGAGCAGTACGCTTTAAGATTGGAGATAAATCACCATCGTCTTTTGGCAATGACTTCAATATCCGTGCTGATTCAATCGCTTCTTTTGTCATATCGGCAAAATAAGATTTGTTTGAATCAAAAATAGCTTTTATATCTTCCGATACAATTTCAGCGGCTTTTTTCCTATTTTCAAAACTTTCTACAAGCGAATCATAATTTTGCTTCATGCTTAACGCATTAGCAGGATTTATAAGATTGAGGGCATTAAATAATACCGTCACATCCGCAGCCACCGCTTTAATGCTGCTTGCAATTGCCACCATTACACGGGCAACCAATGCGCCTACATCAACAATATGCGCCAAGCCAATAATTAAATTTTCTGTCCATTTAACCATTTCGACAGCAACAAGTTTGCTCATTTCCTCACGCATACCGTCAGATTCTAGATAAGCGTTAAAAAATCCCTGTGTAATGTTATTGAGTGCAGGTAACAAACCCGCTGTATATTGATTTACAAGTCCTGTTGTAATTTTGCCAAGTGATGTAAGGCTGTCGTTAAATTGTTCTGCGGCTTTCGCTGTGTCGGTAGATATAACCAAGCCAAGAATTTTGGCTTCTTCGTTCATCTTTTTTAAACCGTCTGCGCCGCCATTCAATAGCGGAATCATTGCAGCACCCGCTTTGCCAAACAATGCCAAGGCTAATGCGGTCTTACCTGCACCATCTTCCATCCCCGCAAACTGTTCGGCAATTGCTTCCAATGCCCCATCAGAACCGCCTAATTCATTTACGTCTATACCTAGTGCTTGGAAACCTTTTAAAGCCTCGCCTGTGCCTTGTTTAGCATCGCTCATGCCCTTTGTTAACTTAACCATAGACTTCGTTAAATCGTCTTGATTAACTCCGGCTAGTTCTGCGGCATAGCTTAATGCTGACAAACTTTCAACCGACACACCCGCCATTTGCGATTGCTTGGCTAGTGCGTCCATGTTGTTTAGTGCGGACTTAGTAAGGACAGCTAATCCTACACCTGCGGCAATTGCTGCCGTACCCGCTGCCAGTACTCCGGTCTTTAGTTTGTCTAGTCCCTTCATTGCACCCGCAAGCCCACTTTGGAACTCTGCGGTATTTAATCCAAGGACTACGCCTAACCGTGCGATGTTTGCCATCTTATGAACCTTTAAACAAATGAGCCGGAGCGTTTGGACTCATCATTGCAAAAGCCAATAAACTTTGGCTTGCTTGCTCCTTTTTCTCTTGTTCTGTTTGTGGCGGGTATAAATAATCGTAGGCGTGAGGGATAATATCTTTTAGCTTAAAAGGTGCTTTCCCTTTGGGCAACATTTTATTAAATTGACCTGCGGTAAGCGTACCTAATACTTCCAATATGCCAAGGTTTCCAATTAATCCTGCGTGAAACATCACCGCAATATCTGAAAAGGTTTCCTCGTCAACTGCAGTAGGGTCTGTCCCGTGGGCTGTCAAGTACGCTTTAACTTGCCTACGGACAGACCGTGTTACTTTCCCTTTGTAGAATTATAAGACGGGCTGACCGTTTCTCCAATCAATTCTAGCAATTGGAGTTGCACGGCAAACGGGAATAACTCGTCAATCATTTCATAGGTGACGGTAGACATATCAAAGCCTTCTTCTTCCGGCACTAACATACGGATCATTTCTGTAACACGTGCCTGAATAAGTGCCTTGTTTGAGGCTGCCTCACGGATTGAGCGACCTTCAATGATTACATCGTTTTCTGTAATTTGTACCGTGTCGCTTGGCTCTGTAAAACTTTTGGACATTTCTTTAAAGAACTTTTCAACAACGGCTTCATCAGGTGTTTTAAGTCGCTCCAACATAGCATCTGATTCTGCCGTTAGCGGAATCTTAACTTTAAAAGTATGTTCGTTAAATTCAAACGACCTAATCCTAAGTGCGTCTTTGTTGAATTTGTTTCCTAATGCTTGTGAAAATGTATTCATAATTTAACCCTCTTGGCTTGTTTTGCTTTGTATTTTTCTAAACTAAACTTTAATGATTCACCTATACTATTTGCAACGATGGTAGAACTACCTTCTAATGCCGGACGCAAAAACTCTTTTGATGCAACGCTTGCAGTTCCAAACTCATTAGCTGCTGCTCGTTGGTCATTACTAATAACTTCTTTACCTTTTACATCTTTTATTATTACATTGTAACTTTGCTTGTCACCAGTCTTAATGTTTTTAAATGATTTCTTTTGTAATTTTTTACCTGATGCTGTTGTTACTAATCCGACAACAACATCACCGTCACTAATATATTTAGAGTTTTTATCTTTCCTAGACGGTCTACGTGTTTCTATTTGCAAACTTGATGCTAATGCACCCGTATCTTTACGCACCAATGATTTAGCTAACCTTAATACAGGCTGCATAGATTTACGGACAGCATTACGCATAATATTTTGTGCGTCTTTCTGTCCGTAATCTTCTTTTATTTGATTGAATAATGCTTTGGTTTCTTCAAAGCCTTCAACTTCTATTTTAACAATTGTTGCCATTTCCATCACCCTTGATGAGTTTATGATAAATGGAATTGTTAAGTTGAATGACGTAATCGGTTATCTCGTCCGGTGTCATTTTGTCTGCGTGGTTAGCAGCGATTGAATGGGCAAGGTTAATTCCCGTGATGCGTTGCTGACTAAACCCAAACCAATTCTTTGTGCCTGAATTGGCTTGAGTCAGCAAGTAAGCTAATAATTCTTGATTGTTTTGTATTGTCGTTTGCATATTTTATTTTTCAGTTACTTTTGGTTTTGGCACATAAGGATTGTACTTTGCTAAAACTTGCAGACATACAACATCTACGCTGTCTGGCTCTGCTGCCTTTAGCGCAGCGTCCACCTCTGCGGCATCGACAACGCAACCCTGCGCCACTAAATCAAGCGATTGATATGTTGTTGACAATGTTTTGATTGCGGCTTTTAGGGTCATGTGTTGTTACTCCAACCGTATTGATTACCACGGGGATGAATAGTAAAGACACATTTAGCTTCTGCACTTGGCTGCGAATCAATTTGAAATTGACTGACACGACCGTTGAAAGCATAAGCAACCGTGTTAACACCGTCAACAGCGGCAATAACAAATGTACGGTCAACCACACCAGAGTAAGCATCCCCACGAATCAACAACAAACTTGCATCCGCAGGATTCCACGGTGCTGTAATCGTCAAAGACGTTGGTGCTGACTGTGTTGGAATCTTATCCGACTGCCGACTTCCGGCAATAGTAAAGTTTGCCATTGCGTCATCTTGACCAAACGCAGGGACAGCCTCTACGTTAACTGCGACACCTGTTACACCTGTACCGTTAGCAACCGTGCCAACAATCCCCGCAACTTGTGCAGTCCAAACCGAAAGATTAGCTGTGGTTAATGGTGTTGGTGTTGCACCTGACTGCATAAACAACGATGCAGAAAAGCCAGTCATAACTTTATTTGGGATAGCCATAATTGCACCTTATGCGTTGTTAGACCAACCGTACTGGTTGCCACGGGGATGAATGGTAAATACGCACTTGGCTTCTGCGCTTGGTTGTGCGTCAATTTGAAACTGTGACACTCTGCCGTTAAATGCGTAATACACAACGTTGCTGTTTTCAGTCGCACTAATAACAAACGTGCGGTCAACAACGCCTGAGTAAGCATCACCACGGATAATTAACAACTGTGCGTCCGATGGATTCCACGGGGCGGTAATTGTTAAAGACGTTGGGGCTGATTGCGTTGGGATTTTGTCGGACTGTCGGCTACCTGCAATAGTAAAGTTAGCCATTGCATCGTCTTGTCCAAATGCGGGGACAGCTTCCACATTAACTAAATTGCCAATAACTGCAATTGGTGCAACGCTTGCGACCAAAGACAATTGCGCTGTAGTTAGCGGAGTCGGGGTTGCAGTAGGTTGTGCATATAGTGCCGCAGCGAATCCGGCTAATACTTTGTTTGGAAGTGCCATGTTAATTCCTTAATAAAATTTAAATGAGTTTTATATTATGTTGGAATGTCCAGAGTGCAATCCAGTATTACTTGCTGCAACCCAATCTCATTGTCGTATGTGTTGTATAGCCAATCAACGTCAGCTTTAGATATATAAAATCCTGATATCCCGCCGAATTGACCACTATAGCCATGCAGCGATTGTAGTATTGAATTGCTAATTGTCATAGCGTCAGCGAAGGATTGTGTGAAAACCGATATTTGGAATATAGGTCTATCAATGCCTTTGTTGTTCTGGTTAGTGCCGGTATAAACTGGCTGATGTACGTTCCGCAAGTTCCAAGTAATAAACTTTGGTTGTGTCGCATAGTTGCGGTTAAAGTTTGCATACACGGGTACGGGCGTAACAATACTAGCCAATTGATATTGGATAGCTTGTGCGTAAACTGCGGGATTGTTCTGGCTCATACTGGTGTCACCGGATCATTGCGATAACAAACAAACATCACGCTCATTCTGTCGTTAGCTTCCCTGCAATCAATTATGCGCCAATCATAACCACGCCATGTAATAGAAAATAAGTTTTGTTGGTCAACCATTTGCTTTGTATTAGGCGTGTAATTTAAAGTTAGATTAACTAAATCACTATACACACGGTAACGTTCTGAAATTCTTACGTTGTTATTAACGTCAGCAATAGTTGCCCGTGTACGAAACCATAAAGATATAGTTGTGGTTTGCTCGCCATAAACATTTAAACCGTTTGTGACGTTGTTAACATCTATGTTTTCATATCGGGCGATACCCATTACATCACCAACGGTTTGTAAGGTCTAAGCAATGATGACACGCCGAAAGGTATCTCTGCCATAACTCCAACGGTTTGTCCGACCGTAGATCTGTTGTTGTATATGTGCGTAAGCAACATCAACCCCGCCTGTTTAATAACAGGATACTGTGCAATCGGGTTAGCGTTGCAGGTGTAAGTTACCACGACAGGGTTGGTCACAAAGTTACTAATCGTATTTGGGAAACCACTAACAACAACCTTATTACCTGTTGGGTCGTAGTAATAAGTTGATGATGCCATCGTTATTAATACTGGTGCGGTATCGCCGTTGTAGTATTGGACTGAATTAATAGTTACGCCTGATTGCCCTTGAAACGCCTGTGACACCTCTGGCAGGTCTAGGCTTACCTGAGTGCCGCCCATGCCATTAAACGTGCCGTAGTACGTCTTATATTGGACAGGGAAGATACTCATACCCAAGTAATCTTCAATAGCCATGCGTGTAGCAAGTTCGATGCTGCTTAAGTAACTGTCTTGGCTTTCGTCTTGAAACAAATTAAGCTGCTGCGTAATTTCTTCAAGCGTCAACCATTCCGTCACAATGTCACGGCTAACCTGTTCAATCTTTTCATAATTGAACGGGTTGCGGCTAGTGCCTAAATATGGATTACCTGCAAGCGTGTCAGACATAATTTATACACCGACCAAACGTACACCTGAGAAAACATCACGGATAGTAGAGCAAACACGCTTTTCAGCAAACAGATAAATAAAACCCGCTTGCGTCTGGTCAAAGCGTTTAATGCTCATCATCTCGTTATCAGCAATCGTAAAGAAACGACTCCACTCAGCAAGGTATACAGGAAATTTACCGACACCTGCTACATCCATGTAAGGGTTTGGAATTACTCGATGTCCAAAGATATACAAGACTGCGCCGCCCTCATCATCACCAATTTCAATAAAGTTATTTGCTGATGCTGATACTTTAAGTTTACGCAATGCGCCAATTGTTGTTGGGTGCATCATCCATGCGGTTGTTTCTTTGTATAGATACTGCGATG